GCTGTTTATATCCAATTTACCTTTGTCTATCAGCATTTTTAATGTATGAATTCCTTCTTTTAATGGTATGATATCATCTTTCTTTTTACTTATCTCTAAAATATCACGACTTTGTTCTTGCCCTTGCCCTTGCCCTTGCCCTTGCCCTTGCCCTTGCCCTTGCCCTTGCTCCGGCACATTGCCTCGGTTGTTATATATTTTATTAATAACACGCTTGTTTAAATAATCTTCTGTTATGATTTCTGTTGTAGAATCTTCTAAATTTTTTAAATAAAATATAGTTTTTCTTTTCTTAATAGCCCAGTTTTTTTCTAAAGAGTTAATAATAAATTTCATTTTGTAATATGTTTCTCTCTTAATATTCACAATATCTAATGAATCTATATTTATATTCGTCTTTAAAACATTTGTACTAGATGAGGGCTTACACTGTATATCGTGTATACTTTCCCCTATACCACATGCTTTAACATTATTAGTACATACGTCTAAATTATTCGATGACATTATTTTATTTGTTATAGAGAAAACATTAATACACTTTTAACATTATTCATAATTCATATATTATGTTTTATAGATTATAATACTTTCTAAAGCTTAGAGTGTTTTATTTTATTTTATTTTTATTTTATTTTATTTTCGGTCTTTGTAATTGAAATTAATTGAAATTAATTGGAATTTATTATTATATGAAACAAGTAATATGTTATTACTAATATTGATATGAAACTTAAAATATTTATTATAAACTGTGATAAATTTGTTACTATATCCTGTGATGTATTTAATGCCGAAATATTTATATAATTATTTAGCTTGGTAAGTAGTAGTAACTTTATAATTAAAGGATGCATAATATTAGTTATTACACTTAAAATTAAATCTTTAAATGCCGTCGCAATAGCTACTGCAGCAGCAAATGTCAAAACAGTTTCTGTTCTAGTATCTAAAAATTTTCTTATCAATTGTATCAATGAATGGTCCTTATCATTGGGGTCATCTTTACCATTGTTATCATTATTACCTTTGTTGTTATTGTTATTGTTATTGTTATTAGTTTGTATTTTTGTATTTTGATTAATTTGTTGATTATTGTACATTTTTATAAACGTGTATATAAATACGTATATAAATATTTATATATAATTAAAAATACTAAAATAGATATAATTATTAAATATTATATATTAAAAAAGTTATACTTATAACAATATAACAATATAATAGATATATATAGATGCCGTCTTTTAAACATAAAACAAATAAAAAAATTTTCGTAGATAAAAAAAGAATAATGACGCTAGATAGCGTTCATCGTGAATTACAATCTGAGTTCAACTTAATTAACAATGATGTTTTACCTACACTAGTTCGCAAAAAAAATGAAATAATGAAAAAGTTAAATAATCCCGCTACTATAGTAGATGTTAATGAAAAAATAGAGTTACAAGATTCTTTATACGATATAAAAGAAGAAATTTATAAAAATAAGAAAAAAATTAAAGATTATTACCTGAACAATAGTAGATTTATTTTCGACTATTTTGAAAACAAAAAAGAAATTACAAATGGGACAAACAAAACCACTATCCTTAATTCATTCTTTAAAGTAAATGATAAAACATTTGACGAAAATGCCTTAACTCGCGCGAATGATAACAATGTTCAAAAGTTTTTTACAAATCTTGACCAGACTTTTATTAACATAAATGACTACACTTACGTCACAGATATATGTCAATCATGTAATAAAGGGGAAATGATTCCTGTCGAACATGAGGGAATTATGGTATGTAACGTATGTGCAAAACAAGTTACCTACCTTATCGAAAATGAGAAGCCGTCTTATAAAGAACCACCCAAAGAAGCATGCTTTTATGCATACAAAAGAATTAACCATTTTAAAGAAATCCTCGCTCAGTTTCAAGCAAAAGAAACTACGCAAATCCCCGAAGAAGTTCTCGAAAATATCAAGCAACAGCTTAATAAAGAACGCATATCTCTTTCGAAATTTACAAATTCAAAAGCAAAAGAAGTTCTCAAAAAATTAGGGTATAATAAATACTATGAGCATATTCCATTTATCAAAGATAAGCTCGGTATTAAACCACCCACTATGACACCAGAATTAGAAGAGACTTTGTGTAATCTTTTTATGGAGATACAAGGGCCTTATGCGAAATTTTGCCCGGATGATCGTGTGAATTTTTTGAATTATTATTATACAGTTTATAAACTGTGTGAGCTTCTTGAGAAGAGCGAATTTCTTTCTTATTTTCCAATGTTGAAAGATAAAGAAAAACGAATTGAACAAGATGATATTTGGAAGAAAATTTGCGAAGAATTAAATTGGGTTTTTATTCCTACTCAGTAATATTAACAAACATATTTTTTAAAATCTTCAAGTGCTATAAAGTATATCAACTAAAATAGCAAGTAACATTGGAAATTGCCATGCTGAAAATATATGGTTATGTGTATTATCTTTTGAAAATAATGTAACAATCATCATATAAAAACTAATAAGTAAGCATACCAAAAGAAGTAATACAAATAAAATTTGAATAGAGTTTAAGTTTAAATATATTTTGTTTAATGTTATCATTTGGTATTATATGTTACGTATTATGTATATACTATATTAATAGTACAATATTTTATATTATAAATATTGTATTAATGCTAAACCTTTATTTTATCTGTGTTGGTTTATCTCTTTTTAAATCTTCGTTTTATTGTTTTTCTTTTATTTCTTTTGTTTATTTGTTTTATTGTTTTTCTTTTATTTCTTCGTTTTAGTCTTCGACGGCTTTTGCCTCCACCTTGTGGGGGGGGAACAGGGGTGCGGTGGCTAGGTCTATGTCTAGGTCTAGGTCCAGGTCCAGGGTGTTTACCTAACGAACGACTATTCAAAAAACCATCAACATTACGAACAGCAAACTTATCAAGAACACTATATTTTTTTTTTGTAATATCACCTACTTTGACTGGTAATTTTGATATTGGTACTTTTTTTGTATAACCAGGAACATTGCACCACTCATCCTCCCCGGTTGCTGATATCCAACATGATTTGATATCTCCTTTTTTATTGTGTTTCGCAAAAACTCTAGGTCTTTTGTCGCTGTATGAGAACCGTGGTGTTCTTTGCATTATATTAAGTAATAGTGAATTTTGTAAAGTTTCATTCTGTCCCCATACACTCGGGGAACTATAAGGAAGCTGTAGTCGATTAGTCTGACATCCATGTATACAAGAGATGGGGACCCCGGTATTGGTTACAACGCGCAAATTGTCAAATGTTCGTGTATCTGGTGCCGCCCTATGCCAACCTCGACTACTATTTTCTTCCTGTCTAGCCGCTTTTTTATCTATAATCGAACCAACATTAGTATAAGCGTTTGCAGTACTGTCGGATAAACGATAACCAGGAGCAAATAGCGCATTGTCTGGCCCCGGATTTTCTCCTTTCCATTCTTCTATACGTGCAAGTCCACCGTCTCCTGTTGTTGCTTTTAATATTTTTGCTAATGGTTCCATTTGTACTGGTTGACGCTGACTAGCACTATCACCACTATTATCACTATTATAACCACTACTATCACTAGTATCTTGAGACATTGTTATAATAAAGACAGAATAATATTTTATACATATAAGTAATAATTATTTACTATTTAAATAATGAATATTAAATAGTAAATACCAAACCCTTAAATAATCGCCTTTATCTTATTTAAAATTTAAAGTTTAAAGCTTCAGAGGAGTGGGAAAGCCAACAAGGTTAGCACCAATACCGAAGCCAGCACCAGTTCTAGCAGAAACGGCTAAAGTGGGGACATAAACATCAAGAATAGCGAAGGTAGCGGCAGCTACAAGAGAAATCAATGCAATTTCGTCCAGTTTAAGAGTGCGTGATGGTATAGAGTAAGCAACTATCGCGACGCAAAGACCTTCGATAATATACTTAATAAAGCGCTTAAAAAGCTCACCAAAATCAAGTGTTCCGTACATTATAAATATAATGTAGAAAAAAATATTATGTAATATTCGATATATTTAGATATTTTATAATCTATATTTTATATTTTATATATTCTTAAACATGTATTATTTATTTTTAATAAAATTATAATATTAATAAAATTATAATATTAATAAAATTATAATATTAATAAAATTATAATATTAATAACATAAATATAAAATAGACATAAATTAATAAATGATTAAACTAACTTAAAATTATTATTAAAATATATATTATAATTGTACCTATAATGTCTCAACCCAATAATTTACCAAAGGGAGTTACTCCTAAATATTTACCTGATGGAAAAGAAAATCCCAAATATGCCGATCTTTTGGAGGAAGATAAACCGATTGCTGGACAAAAGTTTGTATGTCTTTCATTTGTTTCACCAGAACATATTATTAAACAGAAGGATCAATTTTTATTCGAGCAGTTTGTGAAACAATGGGACTATAAAAAATCCATGGAAAAATTTACACAGTTTCTTAATTTCGTATCATTTAAATATTCTCTTTCTTTTGATAAATTGACTGCAGATTTCCAGGAGTTTACTAAGGAAGAAGGCGAGACTATTCGCGCGACATCCGGAACCCTAATTAGCGACGACTATAAAACATTTTTGGACAATCATGAGGAGGAACTTGAACAGAAATTCGGCGAGAAACACGAGTTTCAGACATCTACACGTGGTATCAAAGTTCGCGGTGTTTTTTCTACACAAGGTGAGGCAGAACTTCGCTGTAAATTGTTGCGCGAGGTTGACCCGAATCATGATATTTATGTAGGACAAGTCGGTATGTGGGTTCCTTTCCACCCAGAGGCATACAAGACAGGTCGTGTCGAGTATATGGAGGAGACGCTCAATCAGCTTATGTCTGATAAAAAGAAGAATGAAGATACGGCAAAACAAGATTTTGAGAAACGTGTGCGCGAAGCTAGACAGAAGGCTATTGAAGATAATATGAAGAAGGCCGAGGAGTCCGGTAATAAACTTACACAAACGATTAATGCTGATGGTGAGTTGGTTGGTATTTCAAATGTTGCAAACTTTGATGGATTGGATGAGGACGCAACTGTTGAGGATATCAAGAAGAGCATGTTTGAAGCCGAGAATGTTGTACTTGATACCAAAACAGATCATGGTTTGTCAAAGTTGACTCATTTTGAGAATTAAATACGCGATAGTAAATAGTAAATATGCTATAGAAATTATTAAATATTATATAAATAATATTTTATAATTATATAATGCCTAGTTCATCTGGACATATAATAAGTGATTCTATTGAATCGTTAAAAATTAGGTTTTCTAAAACAACCCTAACTAACTTAGTTCCTACTATTTTAGAACAAGTTATACCTAAAGAAAATGTTTCTATGGGTATTAATAACATATTAATAACAAGTAGTGATATTATTTCTAATTTAAATAATGCAAAATCTGAAGATATATTTAATGTATCACTTGAAATAAAATATAATGAATTTAGTAGCGTTTCAGTTTCTGAAACTCAAAATTATATTCCATCAGTTATTACGATTAGTGATATTAAAAAAACTTTAGGATCGTCTTCATTTTTGATTGGTCCAACAACCACTTATGGTCCATTTTCTAGTAGTCCAGCGACATTTTTATATACTACCGATAATAATTCTGTTGTAAATATTTCTAATTCTTTAGTTACAATACTAAGTTATGGTGTTGTTAATGTAAGTGTGATTCAACTAGACCGCACGGAAAATAACACTGTCTATTTAGGGTCACAAAAAAATTTTACAATTACCATTAATCCTCCTATATCAAATGTGTATCCACTTTCTATATTAAAACAGTATTATACATTGTCTGAGTTAATAATTAGTTATACTTTAAGTGAATTAGTTACTGTTTTTACACTAGCCGAACTTAAACCATACTACGGTATTACTGAATTATCACAATTTTATGATATAACAATTCTTATTGGCGTATATACAATACCTCAGCTATATTTAATATATGAATTAAATATTCTTAAAGATTATTTTTCATTTACTGAATTAAATCAATATTTTGACGAACAAACATTAAATAATAATGGAATATTTAGACCTATTGTTAAAACACTATTTTTTTCTAAATACATGGAAGGCTCTTCAAATAACAAAGCAATTGAAATATATAATCCAACAGATACAAACATTAGTTTAGAATTATATGCTATACCTTATGTTATAAATGGTGCCAACACCGCAGCATTAATTGATGTCCCCGAAGGATGGTTTTTCTTTCCAAGTGGTGCTACTATACTAGCAAATTCGAGATATTTAATTGTAAACCCTTCTATAACTATTATCAATAAAAGTATAGCAAATTATGTTCCATTAACAATTTTTGATTATCCCACTGGTTATAATGGCGATGATGGTATGAAATTAACACAATTTCAAAATATAACAGATAAAACAAACAAACAAAATTATTCAATAATAGATACAATTGGAACATTTACAAAAGTATTTCCAAACAATAGTCCTTGGCCTGTTGCTGGTGTACCACTGGCAACTCAAGATAAAACGCTTATTAGAAAACCAACAATAGTTAAAGGAAATGCTAACTGGGATTTATCGGTGGGTACTAATGGACTTGATTCCGAATGGATAGTTTATTCTCAAAACACAATTAATTCTACATATCCAAATAATGTCGGATTACCATCAATATATAATGGTGTTACTTGGTCATTTGGTGATAGTAGTCCTGTTGTAATTCCTGAAGTTAGTATTACAAATATAAATGGGCCACGTCATATAAGTAGCTATAATAATGTAATTGTTAAAACATCTGGTACCGTCACAGCTAAATCAACTAATGGGTTTTATATACAAGATGGTGTTAATAATACAAATGGATCATGCGGTTTATTTATATATACAGGAGTTACAAGTTCTTATTTATCATCGGTTTCTGTTGGCGATTTAATTAGCATTACAGGACCAATACTAGAATATGGATATACTAATCAGTTACCAACTACCGAGATGTCTTCAATAACGAATTTAACTACTATATCGCGCAATAATTCTTTACCTCAACCAATAAATATTGGTAAAAACTATAATAATATTCCTAGTTTAACTATCGACAATGGAAATATTAATGATTTTAATGTTGCTACATCAGCATTAGATTTTTGGGAAAATTATGAAAATATGTTAATAACCATAGATATACCAAACATTGTCGGACAAAAGAAAATATTTGGTGCATTTGCCGCAACACTAAATATGGATAATCCGAATAGAAAATTAACTAAATATGGTGGTGTTTTATTGGACGAAACAGAAAATCCAGATATAATTCAAGTATGTGATATTTTAATGCCCAAAGATTCATTATATTATAGTGTGTTTCCCGGAGATTCTATATCTTATATAACTGGTGTGGTTGCATATAACTATGGATACTTTAATATTTTACCGAGAAGTGCATCCGATTTTGGAATAGTTACACGAGGAGAAATTTCCGGTGATTTATATAATGTTCGCGGAACAGCAGCACCACCTGCGTTTAGAAGTAAAGAAGCTTTATCTACTTTAAATACTCCGCATATTTCGATAATATCAACAAATCAGTTTAATTTACAAGTTAAAGTAAATGAAAAAAGGGTGTCCGATTATATTAGAATTAATTTAAAGTCACCACAAATTATATTTTTACAGGAAATACAGGATAATAATGGAGAAGTTAATGATGGGGTAGTAAATAGTGATGTTACATTAGGTTTACTTACAGATTTACTTAACTCATCTGTATATAGCACATATTCAACTAGAAATTATAATTTTATATATGTATCTCCTGAGAATAACCAAGATGGAGGAGTTCCAGGTGCTAATATCCGAGTCGCGGTTATTTATGATACATTATCATTCGAACCAGAGACATATTATAGAATTGGATTAAAAGAACAAACAAGTGCATTTGATAATTCAAGAAAACCATTATATGTTAAAATTAAACATAAAGAAACAAACGATATTTATCATTTAATCGCGGTTCATAATAAATCAAAGAGTGGAGATACATCACCATGGGGTAGTGTCCAACCACCTGTTCAATATACATTACCACAGAGAATACAACAAACAACATATATTAAATCGTGGATTTCGGCAAATTTAAATAAAGATATTGATAACATTATAATATCAGGTGATTTCAATGATTATGAATATAGTGATTCAGTTAAAATTTTAGATGATAATACTGAAAACAGATTTATGAAAAATTTAGTTAATGATATTTCTCAAAATGAAAGATATTCATTTTACTATAGTGGAACATATCATGCTATTGACCATGCAATTATTAGTTCGAGTATATATAATAAAATAAAAAATGTATTTAATACAGATGTTAATATACCAAATAAAGATTATGCAAGATTCTCTGATGTTTTAAGTACACAATTTTGGATCGAAAGTCTTGGCGAACCATTGTTAGTAGATCATAATCCTTTGATTATAAGAATACCACTATAATGAAAATAGTGAAAATAGTTAAAATAGTTAAAATAGTGAAAATAGTTAAAATAAACTAATAATGATATACATTATATACTATATACTGTAATGTTCTATTAATAATTTAACATGTTTGAAAATATTTTTTATGTATTATAAGAGTTTATGTTATAATTATTATATGTTAAATATTATATGTCACTAATATATAATATTTTGTTATTAATTGGTATGAATAAAAAGGTAAAACAATATGTAGTAAGTAATTATTTTAAATCATTTAATTCTGACAACGTATTTATTCGCTTAGTTTATTTATTGTTTATTCTAGCCGCTGTTATTATATGCTTATATCTCTTATATAGGGCGATATCTAATGCCTTGTATATGTATCGACTAAAAACAGATTTTTATAAACTGCGTGACTTGGGTATAGATGTTAAAAATTACAATATAGTCTATTCAAAAGAACTGGAAAAAAAATATATAATGAATAAAAAAAAAATATTAGAAAAACCAAAATGTGAATTTAAAAATAAAAATGTAATAGGTTTTGTTTCTGATAAATATATTGTAGTTGATATTGATTATAAAAGTTATGATATTGGAAATCCTGATTTTTTAATTGAAAAAATACCAAAAGATACTGTTTGCGAAAAAACACCTAATGGATATCATTATTATTTTGAAAATGATACAGGAAAACCTATACATACTTATGTACAAATATCTATCGATAAAGTAAAATATTCTTTGGACATTATGGGATTTGATGCGCTTGTTACAATGTCTCCTTCAAGATTAAATGAAAAAGATTATTACTGGATAAATAGTATTTTTACTCATACGCCAGCAAAACTATCAGAAAATTTATGGATATTAGATTTGATAAAAAATGAAAAACCTTTTTTTAGTAAATTTAATAACGTAGAACTGTCTTTAAATATTAAAAATTCTCTCATTATTATAAATAATACGTATATTGAATATAATATTATAAATTTATTTACACAGATAAAGGTTTATTCTAAAAAAATAAAATTTTTAGATGGAACTATTTATGTATACGATGATAATTATTATTTTTTAACAAATAATTGTTTTTCGAAATACAAAAATAAAAAAAAATTATTATATAAGTTAAAAGAGACTGTCACCGATTTAAAACCATCTTGTATTATAGACTTATCGATTATATATAGTAATTATTTGAAACCTGAAAATATTTTTCAAATAACATCATCTGTTATACATAATGATTTTAAAAATTACAAAAATGATAGAGAATTTCCGAACTATATTGAAACTATTGATATATACAAAAAAACAAAATATCTAATCAAAGATACAATTACTATAACCAATTATGATACTACAAAAGTAGAATTATTAGAATTAGAACATATAACACAGAATACTTTTAATAATGACAATATTAATAAAATTAATAAAATTAATAAAATATTGACAGGTAACGAAAGTACTTATGTAGCAATTTTACTTTCGAACTATTTTAATATACCATGTGTAACACTAGGAGTTACTTATAATCAAAGCAATAATTCAGAGGAATCTAATAAATCTTTAAATAAAGCTTCACATAAAATTATCAATACTATGTTTTCACTTTTTTAAAGTAAAAAATTATATATATATATATATATATAAATAATGGAAACATTATATAATAAAGAATATATATCCAGAGAACCTGTTCGTTATCTTTTCGATGTATACAGTGTAGGATTCGTTTTTAAATTTTCTAAACAAATTTCTATAACGCCTAGGTTAAAATATTGTTTAAATAATATAATATATAAAAAAAAAATGAACACGATAAATACTACTGTAGATGGATTACATAAAATTGTATTTGGACCTTTATTTTTAGGAGAATATAAAGATACTCCAACGGAAGCAACATTATCGATAGTAATAAATAATAAGTGTAAAAAAAAGATTTTTGAAAAACAAATAACTTTATTAAAATATAACGAGTTTAGTATAAAACCATATTTTAGCAATGTTGTTAGTAATATAAACTTTGCTGTTTCTGCGTGTTATAGTATTAATGGTTGGACTTCACCAGTTCCAACCGATAAAAGAACACTTCAAAAATTTAATGATACTTGTAAAGAAGTTAAACCTTTAATGATAATATCGTCGGGAGATATAATATATTCTGAACCTTCACAGGTAGTATCCTCCTATGGAATACAGAGCATATATGATGACTTAATTAAGTTAATAGAAAGTGAATCTTTATGGGCTAATCATACATGGGTTTGTGTAAACGATGATCATGAACTCTCACCAAATGATGGAATGCGAGATTGTAATAATATTAAATTACTTACAAAAAAACTTGATGAAAATTTTCCTATTGGTGAGTATATAAACGAAAAAAATGATGAATTCAGGGCTACTTTTTTTACCATTAAAGATATTAATTTTATTACATTAGATACTGTGTCAGCAAGAACATTAAATATGTCGCCAACAAATTCTGGTGATAATTTTTCTACAATTTTGGGGGAAAAACAGTTACGTTATTTAAAAGATACACTTTCATGTATTTATAAGGATGGTGGTGCTAATTCTTTAATTTTTATCGTTGTTGGTAAAAGTATGTTTGGTTCACAAAGTGGTGGTACATTTATGAATTGTTTGGCAGAAAGACAACAAATATTTGACATTATTCTAAGTTTAAAATTTAAAAACATTTGTTTTATTTGTGGTGATAGCCATTTTTCAGACTTCACTGAATATCAGTTAGATGTAGCTAATAATATAAAAGTAAGAGAAATTCGCAACTCATCAGTTACTACTTTTCCACGTAACCCGGCTGTCTCGGATAATCCAAATCGATTTCCCGATTCATTTAGTGGAGGAGTTAATAATTTTGGAATGGTTAATGTAAATGGATTAAGAAACGCTTATAACGTAACATATACAAATTATACATTAAATGGTGTGCAGTTTACATACTCATGGAATATGAGTTCTTAATATTATGCTTTTTGTATTATCATATATTTTAAACTATTTTTCATTATTTTAAAATAAACTATTTTCCATTATTTTAAAATAAACTATTTTTCATTATTTTAAAATAAACTATTTTTGTTATTATTATTGATACTATACCAGCATTCATTATTAAAGTTTACCATTTGTTTTTATTCACCTTGATTTTTGGACCTTGACCTTTGCGTTTAATATTTGCCGGGTCATATTGTTCTTCCTCATCGTCTGAGTGAATATCCTTAGACATCTCCCAGAATTCTTTTGCTCCCAATTTAAACGGACCATGTGTTTGTGCTTTATACCAAAATATCTGGTCATGTAGTTTATTTGATTTGGCATTATTATTAATTACCAAACATTCATAATTTTCGGTACATTGGTCCATAACTTGACAAAAGCTTTCAAATGTTGGAAACATACCAGCATAATTCTCGTATATTCTTTTACGATTTCCAATATATGGTTCACGCAAAATAAAAACATAATCAATATTTGTTCGCAAATTAGGCGGAATACCTAGAGGATACTGCATCGTAATTACCAACATGATCTTCCAGTGTCTTCCGTTCATGAAGAGTAGACGCATCATTACATCTTTGGTCCATTTATTGTCAAAAAGACAGTCATCTAATACTACAAATGTTCGAGGGTCAATCGTGCTTCTTTTATATGCGTCAATCTCCTTTTTCATCTGTTTTAATACAGCCTTTTGTCGTTTTAAAATATTTTCTATAATTGCTGTATTGTATGCATCATGAATAAATAATTTAGGAACATGTTCTCCAAAAAAACCGTTCCCTGCTTCTGTTCCTGATATAACTGTACCGATAGGAATATCTTGATGATAATACATCAAATCTTTTACTAAAAAACTTTTACCTGTATCACGTCGTCCGATAAGAACAATAACTGGTCCTTTATTCTCATCTGGTCTAAAACTAATTGACCTCATATCAAATTTTGCTAATTCTAAACCTACGCTCATTTATTATGTATATATTTACTTATTTATAGTATATATTAAAAAATATATTTTTTATAAACGCATATTTATGTTTAGTATGATTTAGTATGATTTAGTATGATTTAGTATGTTTAGTATGTTTAGTATGATTAGTATGTTTAGTATAATTTAGTATGTTTTATTAGTTTAAAAAATAATAAAAATATGTAATTAAATAATTAAGTAATCGACGATGGAGATTTGTGATAGCGAGCCTATTTTTGGAGAAAATACATTTTCATTAAACTACAGAAAAATTAACACCCGCGAATTATTTACTTCTTTAGAAGAATCTGAACTTGGTATATTGAATAGTAAAAATTATATTCCCATATATGAGAATTATTTCAATTTAAATGAGACAAACTATAACTCTATAAATTTGAATCAACGTTTTTATGTATCTGCCTTATCGGGAGTTGTTGATAAAAATAATATACAGGCGGCTGTAGTAGATGCTTTTAAAAGTACGCCTGAATCTTTAACAATTCTTCATAAACCCGTTTTTATTAAATTTTCCCCTTTAATCGACCCTGTTAAATACATGTCAGGTAAGTATGAAAATTTAAACATAGATGAGGAAGTTTTGAATATTCCAACATTATCAAAACTTGAAAAAAAAGGGCATTTAAAAGCAAATGATAAAAATAATTCAGCATACGTTGATGGGTTTTTTTCATATTTATCTAGTCAAGTTCTAAATTGTCACGACTTTATTCATGGTCTTAATTTTTACGGTTCTTTTAATGCTATTAAAAAAGACTTTTATTATAACGCAATTGATGATATAGATTATTTAGATAAGAATCCTTTTTTTAATAAAAATAAAAATATTCTTTTTGATATCGAAGATATTGAATATTCAGACGACGATGAAAGCATAGTCGACGACAACGTCAATGACAATGACAATGACAATGACAGTAAACATTCAAACCATGTACATAGACAACAAAAAAATACAAGAAATAAAAAGGAAAAAATTACAATCACCAAAACTGAAAATATAAGCGATTCAGATGATATTATTGTCCACGAAGACTTTGATAAAATTAATTGTGAACTAAATTCCATATTTAACATATCTACCGAATTAGTTGTAAACTCTGATAAAAAGGAAGAAGAAGAAGACGTCGTACCATGTAGCGAGCCTTTATTGACATCGATGTTAGATGATATAGTTGCTGTTGCTGATGCTGATAATATAATAGAATGTTCAGAAAATATTGTTTTAAACAAAGATTCGCATTTTAATAACGACAGTGATAGCAGCGATTCTTTTACGTCGGCGTCATGTTCTTCTCGTTCATCTTATACAAGTGATAGTCATGCTGATGATGGTTCTAAAAGTGATTGTGATATTGATGATGCTATTATATGCCTCGATAACCCAAGTGAACGAAGTGTACGAAGTGAACGAAGTTTACAAAGTGTACGCGGAAGTAAAGGTGGAAATAATTCAGATAAAAAATCAAACAATATTAAAAAAGGTAAAAACAAATCATGTTCTATTTCTGATAATTCTTTTACAGACGATGATAATTCAATTCAATCGTGTTCTGAAGATGATGGCAAAGATGGCGATGATGGTAGTCACAGTGATGATGATGATGATTATGAAGATGATGAAACCCTATGGGCAACAATTAAGAATTTCCCAGTATCGGCGATTATGTTGGAGAAATGCGACAATACTCTTGATTCTCTTATGATGCAAGAAAAAGAAATGACCGAAAATGAATGGAGGTCGGCTCTTATGCAGGTCATTATGACACTTATTACATATCAGAAATTATTTGGATTTACGCACAATGACCTACACACAAATAATATTATGTTCATATACACAGAAAAAGAGTATATATATTATCATTTTAATAAGAAATACTATCGTGTACCTACATATAATCGCGCTTTTAAGATTATCGATTTTGGTCGCGCTATTTATAAATACAAATCCAAAATTATATGTAGCGACAGCTTCAGTATGACAGGTGATGCTGCTACGCAATATAACTGCGAACCCTATTTTAATGATAAGAAGCCGCGTTTAGAACCGAATTTCAGTTTTGATTTGTGTCGACTAGGGTGTTCTATTTTTGATTATTTTATTGATGATATGAGTAGTGTTGCGGCAATATGTAAAAAAGAGCCATTGGCTAAGTTAATAGTAGAGTGGGTTACTGATGATCAAAATAGGAATATTTTATATAAGGCGAATGGTGAGGAACGCTATCCTGATTTTAAATTGTATAAGATGATTGCGCGAAGTGTTCATAATCATACACCTCAGGCGCAACTTGCGAAACCTATTTTTGCCGAGTATGAGTTTCCTAAGAAAAAGGTTAAAACGACACATAGGATAATAAATATCGATAAAATGCCATGTTATATGGAATAGATAGTTCTCGAATATAAGTAATTATAATATTTACTATTACTTATATATATATGCTGTCACATTTAAAACCCTGGTGCGCCGGTAAATACGTCTGGTTTAGAACCTAACATAACAGGAGACTCATTAAACTGTGTCACAATAAAATGTCCTAAAATGTAACTGATAAAAACAATAGCTGCATCTCGCAGGGCGGTCTTCATCGGTTTTGAATCGGGTGCTTCATCTTCGCTTGGTTTTGAAATAAACCTTATTTCTATGAATTTTGCTAAAAGAAAGATACATGCAACAATTCCGGCCGAAACATACAAGTTGTCCATTTATTTTATACGGGAATAATCTATTACAGGTTTTTACGAATATTAATATTATTAAAAATATTAATATTATTAAAAATATTAATATTTTCATAGAATTCGATAATAAATATATTCTTAGATTCTTAGATTCTTAGATTCTTAGATTTTTTTCTCACAGTAGTCTTCTTACAGTAGTGTTAAATTATTAAAATAGCTGTTATTCGTTCTTATGAAAATCACAAGCAATAACCAGCTTTTCACCTTTTTTAACCCACTGCCATACCATTCCAATATCAGTTTTTAATTTCTTACCTAGTTTCTTAGAAGATATCTCCATTTTTTTTGCGGTATATTCATCATTTACATACATTGTAAATAATAACATTTATATATATATATATATTTATATATATCGATAAATAAAATCGGCGTTTTAAAAGTCATCAATGTCTGGTATTTCATCTATTTTTAAATCAATATTACTATCATTATCATCGTCGTCGTCGTTAGGGAATGCATCAACGCTTAGTTCAACATTATCTCCTATATTTAGTTTAACATTGTCATCACCTTCGTCATCATCCTCGTCATCATAGTCATCGTCGAAATCCTTAGCCGAATCATCGCGTAGTTCACTACTTATGTTTTCAATAGGTATTACCTGATTATTATCCATATTAAAACTTACACCTGACCCACTCGATGAACTAGATTCGGTATTGCCGTGGATAGATGGTTCCGAAGATGTTCCGGCATTAGATGCTGCTTTAATTTTTGAAAGTGTTTCGGCTTCTTCGGCAAGTTGTTTAGCAGACATAGGTGCTGGTTCCGAAATACTACCAGCGATTGGTTTATCAATAATCGGCTCTTGGGAAATAATTTCTTCCCTTTCGTGAACCTCCATTGCGTTTTCTACTGTTTCATTCATGTATAACTTCAATAATTCTTCTACAGGTATTGTTTCGCGAATTGTTTGTAAAATACACTCTTTAATGATAATCTCTAACTCTCTTGAATTTTTTTGTGATTTCAAAGATGATATACCCATCTCAAATAAATATACATTTGTATATATTTTGCGTGCTGCATTAATATAGATATGGTGAACGAAATCTTCTAAAGATGGAATATTAACATCAACCTTCTTCTGTTTTGTTCCAACTCGCATACACGATAACATTTTCAACTGAATTATATGAACACATGTTATAAGGTCAGAAATATATGTACAGTTACTTTTTTCTTTAATACGAGAACATTCTTGCGAAATAATATTAGGATTCCACTTTGGAACTCTTGAAAGAAAGTTTTGAAACGTCATTAAATATTTCGTTTTCTCATCATTCTCTAAACATAATTTCCAAGATTCTTCGAATATCGATTTAACACCGTCTATTATACAAGGCGTTAATACAGTAATTAATCGCGAACACCACTCATTACGAGATTCTTGTAAACTATTTAAAGAAAAGTCGTCCATTTACATAAATGAAATATTTTCTAAAGTGGAATCACTACGAAAAAGAAAGAAATTTAATATAAATAACATTAATAATTTTTCATTTCTAAAATCCTTCTTTATCTTATTAAATATAATCATGAATTCGTATATTTTACTTTCATCTAATGAACTGGTATTAATAAAGTTAATAATATCTAAACAACTATACCCACTTTCATATAATTTTACACAAAGATTAATAATTTCTTTTAATGTATATTTTTTATCTAACATTAAATCTTTTTTAAGCTTGTCTGTTTTCTTTTTTATTATTTTTCCTAAATTGTATGTTTCATTTAATGCATAGTTGTGTAAATTTATTACTTTACCATTTATAATAGGCTCTGGGACATATATTTCACAAAACCTAGATAAAATAGGTTTCAATAACTTATATTTATCTTCAACAATTATAAAAAATCTAGTAGAATGGCTAAACAGTTCAATACATCTACGTAATGCTGACTGAGCATCTATTGTTAACTTGTCGGCATTTAATAAAATAATGGTTTTAAATATTTCACCGTCTTTTAAATTTATATTTGTTTTTGCAAAAAATTTTAATTCTTCTCTAATAAACTTTATACCCTTACCATGTGCACAATTTACTTCCATTACATAATTTTTTATCATTTCTTTATCATTGTGATAAATATCATGTATAAAATTATTTACAAGCGTATTTTTACCACACCCTGATACCCCATGAAAAATTATATTTGGTATTTTCTTTATTCCGATAAAATATTTTAATTTCTTTTTAATGTCGCCGTGTATATCTAATATTAAAGGACTGTTGTTAACATTATGATTAGGGTTATTTATATTATTAGTCACTTCGTTCACTTCATTTGCTTGACTTATTTTTTTCATTTTTATTTAATATTAAATATTAAATATATATTCATTTATTTAATATTATTTATATATTTATTCTCGATTATAGATAATTTGTTATGCTTTATATATTACATATTACACGTTACGCATTACATATTACACGTTACGCATTACATATTACACGTTACGCATTACATATTACACGTTACGCATTACATATTACACGTTACGCATTACATATTACACGTTACAATATATACATCATGTACTTCGTATCATTCCTCACCATAAGTTGTATCAACTCATCAAATGATGTTTTAGGATTCCACCCCAAAATTGTTCTTGCTTTTGTCGAATCTCCCCATAAAATCTCAACTTCTGCTGGTCTATAATACTTTTCACTTATAAAAATCATCGCTTGTCCTGTTGACTCGTTGTATCCAACCTCATTTACACCCTCACCCTCCCATTTTATCTTAAAACCACACATACCAAATGCTTTCTCTATCATCTCCCGCACACTATGTGTTTCATTTGTAGACAACACGTAGTCATCTGGTTCATCGTGTTGAAGCATTCGCCACATTCCTTCTACATAATCTTCGGCATTACCTAAATCACGCATTGCGTCTATATTCCCCATAATAAGTCTATCCGTTTCCCCGCGTATTATTTTACCAAGTCCTAGTGTTATTTTCCTCTCTACAAAATTATGTCCCCTTCTTACTCCACCATGATTAAACAAGATTCCATTACAAGCAAACATACCATATGATTCGCGATAATTTTTAACTATCCAATATGCATACAACTTTGCCACACCATATGGTGAACGTGGATAAAAAGGCGTATTTTCACTTTGCGGAGTTTCTTGTACTTTTCCAAATAATTCACTCGTTGATGCTTGATAAAATCTTGTAATCTTTTCTAAATTGTTATTTCTTATAGCCTCCAGCAACTTAAGTGTTCCAAATGCATCGGTATCGGCAGTATATTCCGGCATTTCAAATGATATTTTTACATGCGATTGAGCAGCCAAGTTATATATTTCTAGACGTGACATACCAGGATACGAATTTTTAATTAAATTAAGTATCTTTTCTAAACACGAACTATCCGTAATATCGCCATAATGAAGTTTTAAATCTTTATTTTCAAAAATATGACTGATTCTAGCTGTATTTATAGTAGATGCTCTGCGAACAAGTCCATGAACCATATAGTTTTTAGATAATAGTAGTTCTGCTAAATATGATCCATCTTGGCCTGTAATCCCTGTTATAAATGCTATTTTATCTGTTGTAGACATAGGAGTGGTTATTTGGCGGTGACTGATTATAATATCTTTTATATATCTTAAAAAATTATTTTTATATGACTTTTGATATTGTTTTAATATTAAAAGTTATATGTTATATTTATTGGATTATTTGTGTTATTTGTGTTATTTGTGAAATTCTAATATGAAGCATCAGATGATACTTTTACTAAATCAGAATTCAAACTACTTTGTACGTTATTTGTTTCCTCTGGGCGATTTACTTGTCTTGTAACACATCTTGTTTCTTTACCTGTATCAAATGGGGGTATATATACAGGATTATGTGAGTATACTTCCGGACGTGTTTCATCTTTTTTAATAAATAATCCTATTTCATCGCGAAAAGTTTCTGTTACTGTGTTGTACTCAGTACTAAAGGACTCGGCATTATCGGTATTGTTTATATTACTAACACCACTAATACCACTACTTGCTGCTCCGGATGTTACTTGTGGTGTATTGGAATTATTTTTTTCCTCTATTAGTCTGTTTTTTTTTTCTAGCTTATCTTGATCTTGTTTCTCTGTTGTTTTTTGTATAAGAAAAAACATACCAATGGCAATAAAAAAGAAAACAAAAATTACTAATACAACTGAATTATTTGCTGTAAATATAGACGATGATTTTAAACTTTTCATATTTTATATATTATTTGTATTATATAATATAATATATAAAAATTATTAAAAATATCCTAAGAACATAAATTTATACAAGAAATATACAAGAAATATACAAGAAATATACAAGAAATATACCATATTAATATTTGTCTATATTTATATTTACGGACCCGCATAACTGTGTAAGCTTTGCGTGTAAGGATTACGTTTAAATGCATCTAAAATATCGGGTTGAATTCTTTCGCAATAAATAGACTCTTGATAATTCTGAGGCATTTTACTTAATTTACCAAATTGGTTTGCTGATGGAGGCATTCCGCCTAAACCAGAACCAGCACTTGCTCCAGAATTCCAAGGACAGTTGTCATTATTTTTATCAGGTCTTTTAATATTTATATTTTCAGTATGATTAAACATGGCCACATTTCCCGAAGGAGTGTATTCTTTACTTACTTTATTTATATTATTGTGTTGATTTTTTGCAGCCATAGTAGAGCGATATCCCTGGTTAGTTGCCCCACCACTTGAACCAAAGTATTCCGGTTCAGTTGTCTCGCGTTGTGTATATACTTCTTGTTGGTCGGCAACTAAATAACCAGTTCCGTCTGTTAATGGAGTAACATTAAGATGATTAAAGTCGAGCAAACTTTCGGTCGTTTCTTTAATAGTAGTAGGCATTCTATCGGCGGGATTATATGCAACACCTGCTGACACACGATTCTGGAAATTACCATAGGGTCTGATTGAGCCTACAACATTTTCTTTTCTAGAGGGGCGAACAACTTCCAATAACGGCGCTACAAATGATTTCATTGCGCTACTGATAGATGTTCCTAAAAACGGAACAGATTTTGTATTTGATCGATTAGTAGAACTAAGCCTTGTTCTGCCTCGACCATAATCAAATTTAGTCGGTTCGCATTTACCAGAACCATGTACATTTATAATAGGCTTTCCTTCTATTACTGCCTTTTTAGAAGGTTCATAATTTTCAGTAGTGTATTGCGATGTTCCATTCGGGTTAGAGTCGGTTCCAAAGTATTCAGTAGTAGTACATATACGATTCTGTTCTTTTAATAACTCCTCTGGGCGACCCGCCTGCGCTTTCTCTAAACCTGTTGTAGTAAACCATCTATCGGGAGTATTTAAATAGAATTTATCAGGTAAGAATTTCTCAACATGTCCGTATGTTTTGGCACTAGGCGGTTGTTGTACATTCCATTCATACGAAGGTCCTTCGTGATTCTCTAAACTGTATGTAAGTTTGGGATTATTAGTAGTTCGCAATTCATCAACATTCCTGTCCACCCATAAATCGCGAGCTTCCATACCTGAATTAAAACCATTGCTTCCACATGATGTAAAACCCTGGTTTAAACCGGGCGCAACATGTACTTCTTCCCATGGTTTTACATTCGCCATTTGTGTGCCAGGATTTACACGTGACTGGAAAAATGATGTAAAATTCGGCATTCCGTTAGGATACTGGATATTCGCCTGTGGCGCAAACAAAGGTGCGCGTTCTTCTTTACATATTTTTTGACTACCTGTTCCACTATAGCTATCTAAAATAGATTCGTGGGTATCAGCATCTGTGGTTCTTCCTCTTATTTTAGCACCAAAAAATGGTACCATGTTATTATGCTCAAAGTCGGATACATTTATTTGTTTACCGGTTAACGATTTTACATTATCGTCATTTGCACCATTGTTGTCATTATTATAATATGGGTTGCCAAACTGGTCATTATGTTGTAGTACTCTTTTGTCGACTGAGGCTTTATAGTATTTGTCTGTTACTGCCGAACCACTGGCAAATTTATTTATATTACCTTTTGTAGAAGTATCTATTGATGGATAATTTGTATTGGGTATTTGGGTATTTGGTAGATAGTTTTGAGGATTTACTCTACCGGCACCCATATTTGTAAATGCTTCTTTTTTGAACATTTTTGCTCTTGTATCATCAATATTATTTTCATTTTTTTTAGTTGCAGCCATAAATAATCCTGTAGCCGCCAATATTGGGATAACAACTTCCATTATATTATATGTTTATATATATGTAATATATTTTTTAGTCTCTATTAACTCTTAAATATTACATATATATATAGTTTTTATCTTTACCTTTTTAATTTTTATATATCTTATATTTTTTATTTCTTTATTTTTTATTTCTTTATTTTGTAAACAATGTTTGTGTGTTATCTACCGTATTATAATTAAAACAAGGGAGTTTTGTAACGTAGTTATCTTTTTCTAAAATTCTAGTACTAAGATTATTTTGAAATGACATACACGTATTCTCTTGTGGGTTCAAATGAAGGTAATCCCAATTTGGTTGTTCTAAATCTCTATACCACCATGCCGGGTTTGTAACTCTCGACTGGTCTGTAAATGGAGAACATACAGGATATTCAATTGGCGAAGTAGGTATATTTACGTCTTTGTAATTATTTTGCGGATTACAATCTCTTGATAAATTTCTATCAAGTCCAAAAAGAGAACTTTCAAGATTTGTTGTGTTTGTCATCAAATTTGCTCCCCATTTTTGTAAACGTATTGAAGGATCTATCATGAAACATGGTTTGTCTCCATTACCTGGAACATTGAGTCTCCACTTCCCTTGGTCTGTTGACTCTTGTTGCTGTTTCATTATTCTACATGGGTCGTCATGAAAACGAGTAAATGACATTTATTATAATGTAATTATATTATATTATTATATTTATTTCTATAATATTATTTATTTCTATAATATTATTTATTGACATAAAATATATATAAATATATTTTTCGTATGATTCCTAAATACTTATTTATACGAATAGTACAAATAATACAACTATGAATAA